ATGCTTGTTCAGTTGTCATTAGTATACCTCTTCAAGTTGTGAGATGTCTCCACGCATGATAATATCAGTCATGTAGTTCCTCTGACCTCGGCGGTTCTTCTTGATTGTCAGTCTACTCTTCTCCTTGATGTGTTCGATATACACTACTTGGTCAGAGTGCATTCCGATTGCCCGTGATTCGCGCAATCTTCCATCGTCGTTTAGCTGAGAAGCTGTGAGCATAATAGAATTGTTCTTGAGTGCTGCTAATTTCAGCCTTCTTGCAATTTCTGAAATCTGATTTTCTCGATTTTCCTCACCATCGGACGAAATAATCTGCAAATAATCCACAACAATTACATCTGCCCGTTTTTCTCCAACGTATCGGTTGATTTGGGCCTCAATCTCGTCAATTTCGGCTACTCCATCCACGATTTCGATGGGTAACTGGTGTAATTTCAACAATGCGGCGTTGATTTTGAGGAGTTCGTGTTGGTTTGCGTTCTTGTAATCCTCTGGTTCACGCACTGGATACCCTGCCAAGTTGCAAGCCATGCGAGTTAGGATGTCTTTTGCCTTCATTTCAAGGCTGAAGAAGAGAACTGACTTACCTTCTTCAAGATTTGCCAGTGCTGCTTGGACGAGGTAGATAGATTTTCCACCACCTGTCTCTGATGCTACTGTCATCATCTCGCCTTTGTGCATTCCACCCTTGAGCGCACGATCTACTTTCAGTAATCCAGTAGGAAAGAAATCCTTTACTGCTTTCCCTTCCATCTCGTCGATGATTTCGATGATGAGGTCTTTGACTGGCTTTACTTTTGATGTGCGATCCTCGGCGCATCTCATTATCGTTTCCGATAATTCCTTTAAATCGGCCTTACCTGCGCGGATGTTTACCTCTTCCTTCTCCATGAGAGTAAGAACATCGCGGTATGCCTTAGTGCGGTGTAGATGTTTCCGGTAGTCATCCGCCATGTCTTGGCAAACCTTCCCCGAAGTTACTTTCATTGTGGTTAGGATTTCGTGAATCGCATCTTCACCACCCGCTGCTTCCAGTTGTCCAGTTGCTTCCAGTTCTGCAATGGCAGAAAACGGGCAGCAAACCCCTGTCCGCTGGTGAACCCCTTGGAGCGCATTAAAAACGATTCTGTGGGCTGGTATGGCGAAGTAATCGCTATCCCATGTTTGTTGGGAAAGGATGTTTCGGTCGATTGCTATGAGCGACAACACTGCCGCTTCACTCTTTCGTGCTATTGGGACTTTTTTCATTTGGTTAAAAACGCTGGAGTATTTTCACCGACATACGCTCCTTCAACATTGTATTGAAAATATTCTTCTGCTTCTTCGTGACTCATATTTTCAGTTAAAATATCAATGCACTTTTCACGATCATAGACAGCAAATGCTGTATTGAATTGTCTGGCTACTCCTATGAACGCAGATTCAAATCCATCTGCTAATAGAATTGTTTCGTCTTCGGTTAGTAGGTTGTCTATTTTTTCTTTCAGTGTTTTCATGTTAGGTTAAAAGTTGGAGAATCGTTCTGGTTAGAATGAATTGTTGTTAAAGAAACCCATTTGATTCTCGCTTTCTTTGTGAGCGCGAGCTTTGTCTATCTCGCCAGCCCAGTTATTAAGGAGGGTTTCCATTGAGCGGCGAGTGTAAACGTCTTTTTCGTTTCGTTTGGAATAGAAGTTTTCGAGTAACTTCCAGTCTTCTTCACAGGTATCGAGGTTTGGTTTAGCCGCCTTTATTTCTTTTGGTGTCCAGTTTGTAGTATCGCGTCTTCCGAGAAGTCGGTTTGCTCGTTGCTGAAAAGTTAAGAGATTAAGAGATAATTCTCCTTTAGTATCTCTACTATTTTCTCCCTTAGTATCTATGTTCACCTGTGGGTTGAGTCTGAGTTCACCAGCAGGTTGACTCTGATTGCACCTGTGGGTTGAATCAGACTTCACCTGTGGGTGAACTCTGACTTCACTTGTAGATGAAGTCCCGCTTGGCAAGACAGCAAGAATTTTCCTACTTCTGCCATCGTAAGAAATTTGTTTAATCATCTTCAATGACCTTAGTTTTGAGATCATGTTTGAGATACTTGACTCTGTGCTGTGAAACATTTTTGCAAGATAGCCATTGCTTGCAAAACATGGTTTCTCTTCAGTTCCAAGCGAACTGATTTCTGCCCACAAACATTTCTCCATCCACGATAGCGATTGAGATTCCCATATCTCTACTGGAACCCATACTCCGCGAAAAACCCGTTCGTTCTTCTCGCTCATAATTCGATGCCCTCCCCATAAACATCATTAATATAATTGATGTTGCAGAATATTTTTACTTCATCACGGTTTTTTTGAGCATATATCAAATCCATTGCTGCTAAACAATCCAATGCTGAATTTATACTTTTTTTTGATACATTAAAAACAAATGCCAAATATTCTTTGTCATTCACGCACCCTCTATCCCAATTTTCAATGTATGCTAATAATGTTCGTTGCAAAGGATTCAATCCTTTAATACGAATTATTTTGCGTTTAATTATTATCCCATTTTTTGTCCGTATTGGACAATCGTCATATTTTTTCATTTTAGAAAAAGGCGACCCCTTGTGGCGGCGGATAAAAGCGGCAACTGACGCATGAGAGTGGTTTACCACCACAAGGGATCATATAGTTTGTTTGTTAATTTAATTTTATCCTTCACTTCGGCTCTCACCCCGAAGGTGCAATTTCTCGCACAAGAGAAAACTACTATAGGTTGTGTTCGATGTCAAGCATCTTTTTTTATCGGTTACGATAACCAGTCCATTTCAACCTTCTCAACTTCACCTTTCGACCACTCATACATTTTGTCATTGAGTAAGTCCCAGATTTGACTGGCATCTTCTTCTGTCTCGCACTGGAAGGTGGAGCGGCGTTCACCGATACCTTCTTTAGTAATGACAATATCTGACTTAATAACAGTATTACTATTTACACCTGTCGCGGCCATGATTGCGGTGTTGTTTATTCTGAGTGCCATGACAAGAATGCCTTCATCACTTTCGTAGGTAGCCATGAATGGAGTCTCCAGCGCGGCGGCTAAAGATAGGTTTGTTACCATGACAGTTTGCCTTACTCCAGCGAGTAATTTTTCTGCGTTGTCTTTGATGTTGTTAGTGTTATCCATAAGCAATCATAGTAACAAAAAAGTATTGACTTGTCAATAGTCTTGGTTTATTTTTTATGGAAATGAAACATCCATTAGAAACTGCTTATGAATCTTGCATGAGTGCCTACGAGCAATCACGCACGATCCGTTCTCTTGGACGAAAGACTTTCGCCAGCCAGCTTCGTGAAACAAGGAGATTGCTGAAATTGACTGTCCGTGAACTTGGAGACAAGATCGGCGTGACAGGATCACTGGTCAACCAGATTGAAGTAAACTCCAAAAGTATCCTAAAGAAAGAACAAGTCGAAAAAGTAATCGCCCTATGCTACAAAGAAAAACGCCCATACAGGCAAAAACAGGATTCAAAAAGCGAGGGGGAAAGCTCAGAGCAGTCTCCAGCTCCCGAAGAGTAAAGAATGCCGACTACGAAAAAGTCAAAGCAGAATACTTTGAAGAAAAAAACTACCAGTGTGAGATATGTAATGGGCAAGGCACAGACCTTCACCATAAGAAAGGAAGGGGCAAGTTCTTATGTGACAAGTCCTCATTCATGGTTCTTTGCCGCCCCTGCCACAATCGCTGCCACCACGAAGTAGGATGGGCAAGAGAGAATGGATATATAATTTATGACTACAAATAATACGTTTGAATCCCGCATCATCTGCGAGGGAACTGAAGTAACCAATACACCGGAGAAGATTCTGTTTCGTCAGAAGTTCAATCAATGTTGGGTGAAGAAAAGCGACATCCGACTGCATGAAACCATTGGACATCTTGACGGGGAGAAAGTAATTCGTATTGTAGTTCCAGAAGAAGTAGCGAATACTTTGGAACTTGAAGGTATTCTTGATTGATCTTTGAAAAAACTACTTCCGGTTACCGCTCTGTCAGACCTGCTCTGGCATCGCCCGAATCTGAATTAACAGATGAGACTATAGGACGCTATAGTTGAGGAGATTAATTTATATGGTCGGCGGATGAGATGCAAGCGACAGAAACGATCACCTGTGGGCATCAATAATGCTGAGTTAACCCGGCCACCTTTTTACTGGGAAGCATGGAGTCATGCAGCTAACTACGAGCTTTGAAGTAGTCTTGTGTAAAGTGGCAAAAAGAGCCAAACGGCAATACATGGGGCCGTAACTAAAACCATGACCAAGAGTAACGCCTTGGCCCAGTATTACCAATCTCCGTTATCGTCTGATCCGTAGTCATCATCTGGAGTGGTATCAATTGATACTTCATCCCGCGCCCAGAATCGGTTAGTTGGAACTGGTTTATCGTTTCCGATAAAAATAAGTCCATTACGCCGCGCCATTTCGAGGGCATAGATTAGGCTATCACTCAAGTCGGGCGAGTATCCTGTTCTTCCTTTAAGCTCATCTTTAGTCTCAATGGCAATCTTCTTGGACTTAATGGTGTATCGGCGTAGGCAAAGTTCCCGCGCAAAATCCGAAGCAGGATCAATCCCAAAGATAACGCGACTCTTAAAAGCATGATAAGCTGAGTAGTAGTATTCAGAAACAAGTCTATCATAAACATCCTTACACGGGCGTTTATCAACCTCTGCCGCGATTCGGTCAGTAGGTTTACCCATAGATGAGATAAGAGCGATAGTGGCTCCAGAAGAGTCAAAGCGTAGCCACTCACGAATGATAGCCTGTCCAACTCGTCCACCATCACCGGACACGTCCATACCAAACTTAGAAGGTTGAACGCCAGCCGCACGACATAACTGAACAACTTCAGTAGCAAGTTGGATTTCAAACTCGGCAGCGGCGTTAGCAGATAGTTGGATTACCTTCTGACTTTCCAGCCACATAACACGATTGCGAGTCCCGCGCACGAACCCAAGTTTGGCGATAGTAAGAACGCACCTATCTCCACCGATTGTAAATGCGGTGTCGAATCCAGCTACCTTGGTAAATCCTTCGGAATCCCATAGTGGTTCTTCGTTGGTATCAGCATTACGGATCAAGTCAGCAGTAAGGATAGTCTGAGCAAATCCAGTCTTCGGCCACCAACCGATAGCGTTACGAACATAGTCAATTGCATTTTCGTCTCCATAACACAATTTGAGCATCATCTCCTGCTTCTTACGATCCATGAGGAACGGAAACGGAGAAGGTTCATTAGCAGGCGCGGCGAAGTTTGGGCTACGCATACCATTGTAGAACAAGCAAACTCCGGTCTCAGTCTCCCACTTATCCATGTCTGGGTTTACTGAATCAAAGTTAGAACAACCTTTCGGCATTGCCCAACGAGTGTGAGGATTGTCACCAGCAGATGGGTTTCCTATACCGATAAAGGTAACATCATCGTTTGCACCCAAGTTGACTTTTGAGGTGATCGCGCCCATTTCCATTTCTGGCAACTCATCAAGTGCAAGACGGATTCGATCATTCTTACGACCACGGGTGGTATCAACTGCTTTTTGACCTTCATTACCAGATGGAAAGGCGAGGGCTTTGATAGCATTATCGTATTCTTTTTCCTCATCGTTTGTTGCTCCACCCCAAACAATCATATGGCGATAGTCGATTAGTTTACCTATCTGAACGCGAGCGCATTTATAGAGCTTAGATATGATACCCCAGATACGATCTTCAGACGCGCCGAGAGTAGTTGTTGCAACCCAAGATGAAGTGCAGTGTGGGGCAGCGCACCAATCAAGGTAAATCCAAAGACCCACTGGAAAACTTTTTCCCATTGAAGCGGCTCCAGCTAAACAAATATCAACATTACTGCAAAGTTCATCTAAGGTTCTAATCAACTGAGTGTTGGTATATCCTCGGTTGTAAATAGAAACCTCAGTCGGCCATTGAAGTTTAACTGCATTAAGAAAATGTTCAGATGGAGAAAGTAGTTTAAAATCTGAAATATTTATATTTTGTCTAATACAATAAGTTCTACCATATTGTCCTCGGCTTATAGCGTAGCAGTATAACTCAATACCAAGGTCATCCATGTTTTCTGGGAATTGAATTCCGTAACGACGAATACCTTTGTTTGAAGAAAAAACTCTTGACATATCAATAGGAAAATATATTTTCATTTCAAAAGCAAGATGAAACTAAAAAACAAAAACCTCGCACCAATCGGCGGTTGGTTCTGGAAATACGAAATCAAGCGCGATAAACTCACATTCCCTGCAATTGTTCATGGAAGCACATGGAATTCTTTAATCAAGAATATCGAGAAAGACTATCGCTCAAACAACATCGAACTTCCTGCTAACATCGAAGCGATGGTTGAAGATCAAATCTGCCAGCGGCAACCAAGTGATCGTTGCTGGTATGTTGATGGTCTTGGCGATAGGATTGCACAAGTTATTCATACAGTAGCCAAAACTACTGATAAGGTTCTTGGAACTAAACTTGAACAGAAAGCTAAAATATGTCCTTCATGCAATAAGCGCAGGGCCGTATTGAATAAATTATCGTAAACGATAAAACATATGTCTCTAAGTATCGGCAATGATAATTTCAGTTTGGCTGTTTTAGATCAAGACGGCAAACCACCAGAAACACGAATCTCCAACGCTTCACACGCTTGGAACATAGCAAATCATTTGCGACTTGCTAACATCGGGCGCGAAAATAAGCGTATCCGAATTTACAAGGCATATAAAATGTTTCCTCCCACCGGATACAGCAAGCTTGCCGAAAAACGTTTACCTTGGCAATCGGATGTAAACTACGGACAACTGGGATTTATCGTAGATAACCAGAAGTCCAGTTACTACGATGTTATTACGGAACGGCAGGCTTGCTGCACGATCAAAAGTAAATTTGGCAATGAAAAAGAACGCCTCGTTAACTCAGAGAACATCGGAATCGCATTCGACCAAGCAATCCGCGAATGGCCCGGATACCTCTACAACACAGAGCAAGACCTTGAAGAAATGTTGCTGTATGGAAAAGGAATCGGAATGTGGGACTCCCCTATGGGATGGATGCCGGAACACGTTTACCTCTCCGACCTTCTCTTTCCAGACGACATTAGGATCGACTTCTGCAACCTTGAAGAGTTTGTGCGCCGTGTCCGTTTGACACCATACGAACTCTACAAGAAGATCGAGAATCGTGCGGCGGCAGAAGCAATGGGATGGAATGTGGACGCAGCAATTGACGCTATCCGTTTCCATCGTGCATTCAGCAACAATCGCAAGACACGCGAAGACTTCTTCCGCACGATCAGCGAGGCAGGATTTAACTGGTCACTTTCCGTAAACCAGAAGATCGACCTCTACGAAGTTTACTGGAGGGAGTTCGACGGCAAAATCAGCAAGGCGATTATCCTTCAAGACTACCAACCCATCTCGGACTACATCAACTCCAACATCAAGGGAGCAGGCAAGATTAGTGAAGATGATGTCAGAAGCCAACACGGGTTTATGATGCTCAAGATTGGACTCTTCAACTCATGGGATGAGATTCTGTATATGCTGACCGACTCGGTTGGTAGCGGACTCTTCCAAGACATCAAGAGCCAAGCGGAATCGG